CTCGAACCGACAGTGCGGGGCACTGGATCTCACCAAAAGTGGTGAGAACCCCCAATGGACGGTCTCGAACCGTCGAAAACAATAAACTGGGGACATATAGTGGATCCAAACCCATGCGGACAACACCGCAAGCCGACGTGTGCTTTTTGTATTCCTTCTTCTGAAAAGCTTGGAAAGTATATTACGTCGACAGACTGCACCCATTCTAATGGTGGCGGCACATGTGCCGGTCTGACTGTGATATGTGGCCCTAGGCGACCCCGTAGTCGACCTGCAGCAAAAGGTCGACAATGGGGGAACGTTGGACGGAAAGTGGGGGTGCAGAGATGATAAGCTGCGCAAACTCTTCCCACTGCGTGTGGGTTCCACCATAGCGGGCTATGTATGCCTCAACCGGCACAAACAAGCTCGAGCGATCAGTGCGATCTGACTGCACCTGCTGCTTGTAACGTAGATCCGCATCTCGGTGGACGAGTTCGACCCCTGATGGGTAGCGTATGCGCAAGGCGTCCCAAATCAAACTGCTTGGTTCATTCTTGTAGCCTGCGACGACACCACGAAGGTACCGCTCGGCATGCTCAGTGTGGTCCATGCGTTGAAACTCGATGGACGTTAAACCCAGGGTGACGTGTGTTACGTCGCCCCAAACAGCTCCGAAGCCTCGAAAAAATGTACCCAGGCACACTGCCTGTATCCATTCGCCCGAGCCTGTCAACTGTAAGCAATTCTTAAGAAAGGTGGCCTCACCGGGCTCCTCCGAAAGGGAAAAGGTGCTAACACCTCCGCACACGCGCGCAGCCGTTGTAACAGCACGGGCGGCAATGACCCGCATAAACAACGGATCAATCTCACCCCTACCGCGACGATGGCGCGCCTTCTCTTCCAGCTCTAAATCAATAGACAAAGACGCTATAAAAGCGCCGTACCGGAGGGAAGAAAAAATCATCTGCAACAATGTCGTGTTGGCTGTGCCGCTCGGCATTGCGGCGAACCACGGCAACCATGACATGTACACCTCCTTGGAAAAGAGGGGGTGGCGCGCATACCACGTACAGACGAAATCCATGGTGCAAGCTGACATAAGATGATCATAGCCACACCTGGAATAGAGAGCAGGGAGGATACCAGTCAAAATGGTGGCACCCAAGCTGCTATCAGCTGACGACGCGTCGTCATCGACGAAAAGGACAGTGCCGTTAGCGTTAAAACAGCAACTGCCATCGTCGGAGTGGGTCACCTGCACCACAGATACGCCTTTGCTTGACGTGCTGGTGAACCACTGCGCCCAATGATTGGGCATGCTAACACACAAATGCTGCACGTTAGCTACAATAGGGAAAGGAAAATGGCCAGACCGCGCCATCACTTTACCCACGTCGAGCTCCCCGCAAAACCACTTCTTGACGTTGGACGCATAGCCGAGCAACGCTAGTATGGAAGTGGAACACGCGCCAACAACCCTAGGTGCCTTGCCAAACTTCGCCATCTCGCGTGGTTTAACTTGAAGCTCAACCTTGCCCCTCGCCAGGGCAAGCTGTGATTGACCGATTGAAAAACCGGCCCAGAACTTGAGGCGGAACATCGCCCGGTACAGGAGTTGCTTGGGGTGGGGAAGGTACAGGAAGGACTGCAGCTCATAGAACCAATTCCCGCCCATGCCGGCTGGTAAGTGATAGTAAGCCCACCCGTCGCTATCGACGCGCATGCCTGAATACTTCCCAGTCCCCCAAAGGTATCGCGCCGCAACACCACCACACCCAAGAGCGAATACTCCTGCGGTAGCCCAGATGACCCTGAGCAAATTTTCCCCTGCGAACGCCTGGTAAGTTGGCGCCCGTGCTGCCTCCGCAACCGTCCACGCAACAGCACATGCGAGGGCAACAACGGTGATGGCACCAAGGAAAACGGCACGCGCCTCTGCAGCGCGCGCCTGGCCGAGCGTATGCTTCATCCTCGCAAGGACAACAGCAGCGGCACCCAGCTGGCAAACGGCGTTCCGGACGTCGTCGTTAACTTCCGTCCAATCACGCGTTGCCTGGAGCAACAACTCGGGGTCGCTCACCATCTTCCAACGAGCAATGTGCGTATCAATGTCGTCTTCGATTGCCCTCTTCAGGTCAACACGATGGTTGGATAACTTGGTCATATTGTTGATGATCTCATTCCCTACAACTGGGTCCAAAAACCGTATGGCAGCAGCGATTG